CTGGTACCAGAGTTTCCTTCGGGATGACTTATAGACGATGGAGACAGACTTAGAATCTGAGGAAAGGAAACTACTGGATTCGCAGCAGTTCCTGCAGAATACGCAGTTCCACCACTGTATGCCGTAAAGGACGAGGCATCTCCGCTTCCTGCGACGACGTTTGCAAGTTGCTTGACTTGCAAGGTATGGGAGCTAGCATCTCCACGAGGGCGACGATCAATAACCTTGATTATGCTCCCAGTTCGTCTACTCTGCCACTCACTCGCGGACATTTAATAGTTCGGTGGAAAATGATAATGCTGAAAATCAAAATACCCCCCGCATGCCCAAACTGTAACAAACCTATTTCTTCCTCAATAGCTCAACGTGTCCGAGAAAGAGCGCGCGGCAACAGGGTCGGTCCAATCCAAGATCGTCCAGCGCCTTCCCGGCTGCCGTTTTGGTCGTTACGGTTGACAGATATTCCAGTTCTTTCGGGTCTCCTCCGTATTCTTTCACCTTGTCCACGTAGAGCTGCCATTTCCCCGCAACGATGCGATTGCAAGTATAACAGCGGATAGGAATGATCATTTGATTAGTATACACTCCTTTTGTGCGGTTCCATTTTCTGCGTGTATCGTAAATGAAGCTCCTGCCAATACTAGTACTTGTGGCAATTTTGGCTGTGCTACACCTGTCGGGTGCTCTGTACGCTAAAAATGCAGTATTGGTCCAGCAGGATAACGATGTTCGCGAATCGCAGAGTGTGTTTGATACCATAGATCTGCGTCAGGCGAGTGGCGGACCGGGGTTTGAGGCACCTCGAATGCTAAATCCTCCCGATGTTATCCCTCCTCTCCTAAAATACCCTCCTACTGCAGAGACTCTCAAGACTATGTGTGGGTAGCCTACCAGATCTTCTCTAGCTCCTGAGTTGACCAGAACTCCGACTTTCCATCGGGCATCCGGCGGTGTACCAGAAAGGGGAGGCGTTGTTCCAGAATCTCCTTCTCGGCAACCTTCCATACAAAGAGAGGGTCTCCAGGAAGAATGCCCTCCAGACTCACCAGAGGACGAGCACCATCTGCTAGCTGTTGCGCACGCGTGGCAAGCAGAGCGGTGTACTCGTATTTCGAATAGTATCGCAACGTCTTTCGCTCGTCTAGAGTCACCTCCTTTCGATCGACCGGGCGCACCTCGGGATGGTTAACAAGACTGTCGGTACGTAGGTTCTGCATTACTGAGGATCCTTACAAAAAGTCGCGTCCGTTTTCCAAATGGACGCTAGAAAGTTCTGTCGATGCATAAAATCCGTGCGAAAAACACGTAGAGAGAAGGTAGCCATAGCAATCTGCGTAAAGAGCGTACTGCAGAGTCGAGGGAAAACGTTGAAGAAGTTTAGGTGTCGCAAGAAGGCATTCCTGTTAACACAGAAACGTAAGGGGGGTTGTATTTGTGACAAGTAGTTCACAAAAATGGATTCGTATCGGGCAGGGAAGTGTATACCGCCCCCAATACAGAACATCTAACACGCAAAGATGAACTTCCAGGAGCCCAAGCCAGTGTACGGAGAGAAGATGCAGGAGGAGATGCGCGCTTACGAGCGCGTGGAGGAGTGCTCTTACGAGAGCCAGGAGAATGTTTACGAACATGAGAAGAAGACGAGCGCCGACAAGTACACTCCGGAGTTGTTGCGGATCCGGTACGAGGGGTTCATGACATACGTCGAGTCGTGCCTGCTTGCAAAGAAAACCACTGGCGTAAACTTCCGGATGCCGGGGTTCCCGGAGGACATCAGCGAGAACTTTGTGAAGTACGTCATCCACCGCAACGGCGACACGACGTCGACGTGGGGGTGTAAGAAGGGCGACCTGCACTCGGAGATCGAGGGGCGCCAGGAGGTGAAGTGCTTCCGTAGCAATGGCCCCCTCTCGTTCACGCCGTCGTCCGACTGGGAGGTCATCTACTTCATGGACGCCCGCGACTACCTCGACAACCACTTCACGGTGTACCGCGCCAATATCAAGCGGACGTCCGACAAGTGGTCGGCCATCAAGGCGAACAAGACGGAGACGTTTGGCGAGCACGCAGCCGCGGGCCGGCGCCCGCGCTTGATCTGGAAGTCGCTGAACGCCCAGCTCGATGACTGCCTGGAAATGGTGTATGAGGGCTCCTTCGAGGAGGTCTTTACCCCAGCAACGGCGTAATCCTGTTCGCAATCAGCTGAATAACTGGAACAGAAACGGCATTCCCAGCAAGCTTATATAGGTTTGTGTCGGATAGACCCGGTAGAACATAGGATGCCGGAAATCCTTGAAAGTTGAAACACTCGCGCGGAGTCAGTTTCCGAATACCTTTTTCGTCTAGAATGATCGGCACATTGTGTCCACCTCCTCCCATGTTCGCGGTAAGAGTTGGACATTCACTGCTTTTGTTCTCTCGGACATACACCCTCCTATACTGATAGATGGTGTCCCTTTTGGTAACAGATGCGCTCAGAAGTGGCCATGTACTAGAAGCCGGCGTATAATAGTACTTTGCAGGAATGTTCGTCTCAAGGAAGTCTGAGATAGGACGCTTTTCAACTTCTGGGAAATCGAGAGTAAACTTGTCAAATACATCTTTCGACTTTAAGCAGACGATATAGATCCTCTCTCGGTGCTGAGGAATACCGGTGATCTTTGAGGTATCCAGAACCTTATGACAAATATGATACCCTCTATCCTCCAGATTGGTCTTGATTGTCTGAAACGTTCGCTTCTCGTCGTGAGAAAGAAGGTTCTTGACATTTTCCAGAATCACACATTCTGGAGAGTGCGTATCGAGAATTTCTAGAATCTTCCAGAAGACGTTCGAGCGCTCATCTGCAAATCCCTCTCGATTCCCGGCGATACTAAAGGGTTGGCATGGAAATCCTCCTGTGAGAATATTGTGTTCCGGAATTGTTTCGACGTCAACCGTATTAAGATCCTGTAGAGTTAGAGTGTGTTCGAAATTAGCATCGTACATAGTTTTCGAGTGACCAACCATATCGTTTGCGAACACCGTATTTACCCCATTCTGCTTGAATGCATGACTAAAGGCCCCGGTTCCTGCAAAGAGGTCTACCATGGTTAATTCCGACATGTGTATTGAAAATCTTGGATACGTGGGGATTCGTTTTAGCTACGCTCCAGTCGAGTGAACTGCATACTATCTCCTACGAGAGTCTTCTCGCGCTCCTCCACAATAAATGAGTAGCACTCTGACACCGGACGACCAGTTGCTGTAAATTCTGTGAGAAGTGTTTGAAGCTTCTCCTTGGAGAGAGTCCATGCCTTCTTCCACTCTCCGGGACGCTGAATTCGAATATACGAATCATCTGAGAGATCCATCTTGTGAAAGTTTGAATACTCTGGCTTCTCAAAGAATGTCTTGAGTTCCTTCTCTAGCTCTCCCCGAGTGTCTCTCATATCTGTGAGATTCTTGTTGATCTTCTTGATGGACGAATCCAACTCGCGGTACTTGCGGATAACGTTCAGAAGTTCGGGGCTCGCCATTGTGTGCCGTAATCTGTCTCAATAAGACAATATCCGTTTTTAATAATGTCATTTGATCCGTCCGAGATTGAACGGCTTCGTGAAGTATACAATAGGGAGAAAGGAGGAGCACAAATACCCGCGGGAAACCCTCAGAAGGTATGGAAGGCTCTTCAGGAACGATTTCATGACGAGTGTAGGACAGGGGCATCCTCGTGTATCATAACGAATATGATGCAGAAACCTAAGGCTCCCGAGTCTTGGAGCGTGAATCGTTATGAGTGGCTTTCGTCCGACGATATCTCTGCTATCGAAAAGCAGTATACCAAGCTATTCGACGGGTATACGTTCCTGGGATGCATTCCAATTGATTTCGATTTGAAAGACGAGGTTGGAAAGTGTATTGTTAGTACACTGTGTTCCACTCAACTGCAGAAGTTGTTTGAACAGGGAAAGGATCGAATCGGCATTGTCTTCAATACTGACCCCCACGATGGTCCGGGCGAACACTGGATTGCCTTGTTTGCCGATATTCGTCCGGAACTAGAGTACGCTCGTATAACCTACTTTGACTCCTACGCACAGAAACCAGAGAAGGAGATTCAAGTATTAATGCATCGCTGGAAGGAGCAATGGGATTCCACCGGCATCCACTCCAAACCAACGGAACTAACATACAATCAGACTCGTCATCAGTTCAAGGACACCGAATGCGGAATGTATAGTCTCTATTTCCACTACTGCTGTTTGACTGGAACCCCTATGAATGCTCGTATTCCCGACGAAGTAGTTAATAGTCTCCGAGACCTGTTGTTTCGTACGAAATGAAAGCTATGATACTCCATAATGGAGTTCCCTGCGTGGCTAATCTATCTCCTTGGAGGTATTGTCCTTCTGATTACAGCCTACAGTGTATATGTGATGTTACGTCCAGCTCCCCAGGCGGCACTCGATAAAGCAATAGGCAGATTCTCAGCATACACTGATGTTGTAAAACCGGCCCCCCTTGGGTGCCCTGCACCGGGAGATCTTCGTATCTGCGACTACTATGTTGCTTCATCAGCGTATTCAGTGTTTCCAGCAGATACTGTTTCGGACTATGTTTCGGATTCAGTCCTCGCACTGGTTATCAAATCGGGAGCGCGTATGGTTGAACTTGATATCTATTCGGACGAACAGGATCAGCCAGTGGTAGGACTCAAGAACCAGAATCTGGGCTACGACTATTCCTACAACAATATCCCATTTCAAGCATGCTGTGTGGCAATTGGAAATACAGCGTTCACTGCAAGTGAGACACCCCTTGCTACAGACCCCTTCATTCTATCGCTGGTTTTCCACACAGAGAAGACTGTAACTCTGGATGCAACTGCAGACGTCCTAAAGAATACCCTCCGTCGCTACATGCTGACACCCGAGTATTCCTATCAGAGACGCGATATGGCCGCCGAACCGATGTGTACAATTAAAGGTAAGCTCTTGATCGTATCCGGAGGTAACCTAACTGGAACAAAGATGGAGGAGTTGGTTAACCTCTCGTGGAGTAGTTCAAACCTTCGACGCCTTACGTATATGCAGGCATCCCAACCGTATGATCATGATGAACTAATAGACTACAATCGTCAAAAGATTACCATGGTTGTGCCCGATGCAACATCCTCTCTGAAAAATTCCAATCCCGAAATTCTATTTGCGTACGGGTGCCAGTGGAACATGGTATCCTATGGATCAGTCGATCGTATGATGGAGTTTTACATAGCACGTTTTCAGGAGCGTAGTTTTGTAGAGAAGCCAGAAGCACTGCGTTTCAAGAAGAAGGTATATACGAAACCCACTCCTCCTGATCCGGGCCTGTCATTCCAACCTAAGAATCTCAAGACACCGGTATTCAATCTGACACTGTAATTTCTGTTCGTCTAACAATGAAGACCTGGGTCTGGCTCGTTGTTCTTTTTGCAGTCTTATCAGTCGCACTTTATGCGATGCGTTCGCGTGAAATGTTCTCGGGACCATGCCAGTATTCGCCAGCTATGCCGAACACGTATATTTCCGGATGCAGTTTGGCATGTAAGGCGTTTCCCAGCCTGGAAGAGGCCCAGAAAGCGTGTTCTGCGGAGCCAACATGTGGTGGAGTGACACAGCGCGGTGGAAAAACCGAGTTCGAACTTCGAGCTGGTCCCAAGACCGACTCTTCGCCTTCCGGAGAGACGTCCTGGGTATGCACGACTCCTGCTCCGGGAGCTCCTGTAGCCGATGTTTCATCTACTAGCCCTCTGTCGAATACACCTGCTCCTGTGACAACGATGTCGGGTACCCCGGCACCGGTTCCATCCCCCCAGGCACCTGCTACGATAGTCCTGCCATTCAATACAATGCCCGGAACCTACCTACTTCGACCTGTGACATAATTTCAAGTATCCTATACCAATAATGAAGGCAGTGCTGTATGGTGTTATTCTACTTGCAATTGTCATATTTATTGGAAACAGCAGAGAGGGGTTTGGATGGTATGTTCCTAGGTTTCAGCCAATTGTTATACCGTCTGCACCTCCCGCCCCACCTGCACCCATCCCTCCGGGATGCGTTTCCGGCTCTGAAGGACAGACTGTTATCACATCGTGTCCTAACAACGAAACTATTACAGGAGGGACTATACGGTACGGACGATGGGATAATACGGCTGAGCCCAAGGAAAAAACAGTTAGTATTCCTCGAACCTGCATTGGACAAAGCTCGTGTGCAGTTCAGGTAAACAATGACTCTATGGGAGGTGACCCGTATCCTAATATTTTTAAACAGTTCGTTATATGTCCAACATGTACAAGTCCCCCGCCACCTCCGTCGGCACCTTCTCCGTCGATGGCAAGTGGGTCAAACTATGCCGCCTCTTGCACAAAGTGTACACTTGTCAACAACCAACTCTCATGTTCATGCGACGTGACCCCCCGTTAAAATTTTAGTGCGTTCATTCAAACATGTCAAGGTGGATGAGCCTCGTAATGAAGACAAAGCGTGCGCACCGTGGGATGTCCCTCTCCCAGGCCATGAAGATGGCGAAGAAGCACTATAAGAAGGGTGGTGGCCCCGTTGAGGATGCGATGGCAACGGTCAAGGGAGCCGTGGGTGCTAGTCGCAAGACTCGCCGTGGTGGTGGTGCTCTCTCCCCCGCTTCTGTTGGGGGTCGTCGTCGCAAGACCCGCAAGTTCCGCCTCTTCTAAGCGTGTAATGTAGAATTTCTACACAACATGAAATACAGACCTGTTTTTCGTGTTGGACTGGAAAATCCTTTTTGTTGTCCTGAAATAAACCATGGCCGGAGGTCTGCTACAGCTTGTCGCCTACGGTGCTCAAGATGTGTATATCTCGGGAAACCCCCATATCACGTTCTGGAAGATCCTTTACAAGCGTCACACCAACTTCGCTATGGAGGCATTCCGTGTGAATTTTACAGGTGCTCCCGCCTTCGGACAGCGCGTCGTAGCGGTAGTGAACCGCAACGCTGATCTGATTGGTCGCACGTATTTGGAGATCAAGCTTCCTGTGAGGGATACTAATGGGACCAAGATAACTACCAATTTCTGGAACGATTCCCGGGGCCGCTTAGGATACAATCTGATAAAGCAGGTCGAGGTCGAGATCGGTGGGCAGATTATTGATCGTCATTATGGAGAGTGGTTGTATTTATGGGAGGCTCTTACTGCTACATCAGACGAGAAGGAAAAACTGAATAGCATGCTTGATAGGTATGCTGTTGGCGACGAGTATACTTCCCGTGGGATACTATACGTCCCTCTCCAGTTCTGGTTCTGTCGAAACCCCGGCCTTGCATTGCCTCTAATTGCACTCCAGTATCATGAGGTTCGCTTTAACGTAACATTCAATGATGTTGTGAATGTGATTAATAACGAGAATGAGAACAACTTTGCAGGGACCGGTACTGGCCCTGGAAGGGTTAACTTGTGCCCTACTCAATTTGACGCGTCTCTGTACATCGACTATGTCTATCTTGACACAGAAGAGCGTCGTCGGTTTGCCCAGCAGAGCCACGAGTATCTTATTGAGCAACTCCAGATTAATCAGGAGTCAATAACCCACCCGAGCTCTCGCATTGACCTCACGTTGAATCACCCTGTCAAGGAGCTTGTATGGCTGTTCCAGGATGCTCGTCTGATTGACTGTTCGAACAACCAGACGGTTGGGGTATTCCAGTATTCCGATATCGTAGACCGATGCCGTCTTCAGTTGAATGGGCAGGACCGCTTTGAGGAGCGCTATGGTGACTACTTCTGGAAGGTACAGCCCTACCAGCACCATTCTGGCGATCCGAATTATAATTCGACTACTCGCGTCAATGTATATTCCTTTGCACTCAAGCCCGAAGAGCACCAGCCGTCTGGTACCTGCAACTTTTCTCGCATTGATAATGCCACCCTAGTATTCGACAGTCGTACAACCGATCTCTGGGGAGAACGTCTCGACAATCAGGCCAATGATAACTGCTACCCCACAAAGGAGACCCCGCACAACTTCACTCTCTACGCTGTGAACTACAATATCCTCCGCATCATGAGCGGTATGGGCGGTCTTGCCTACAGCAATTAAATAGCCATTCTAGACAATGGAATACCTGGAGTGGACACCAGTTGTACAAGGAAGCGTTGCAGATTGGAAGGCAGCAAATCCCGATGCAACCGAGTGCAATCTTTCGTACAGAGACGATATCACAGCAGATGACATCAAATTACTGGCGGGTATTAAGAAACTAGCTATTAGGGGTTGTGGACAACTAGGAGATGATGCTATCCAGCATCTAGCGGGCATTAAGATTTTGGACATTGGGGGTCTTGAAAAAGTAACTGATGCAGCATTTCCAAGCCTAGCCGGTATAAAGTCTCTACGCGGAACCGGACTTCTAATAACTGATCAAGCGATTACACACCTGGCTGGTATTGAGGTTCTTGTAATACCGTACTGTGGGCAAATAACGGGCTCAACATTCAGTGCTATAAAAGGCGTTCGTGAGCTTAATTGTAGTAGATGTAGAGTAACTGATGAGGCAATTCAGGCAATAAAAGGTGTAAAACATCTAACAACTCTTGGATGTAGAAAGCTTTCAGATGAAGCATTTAGTGGTCATGAAGACCTTATTACGCTTAATATAACCGGGTGTAGGCAAGAGAAAATAACAAATAGGGCATTCTCAAGTTTAGTCAACCTTCGTACCATTATGATCTCAGAGTGTACCCAAGATACCATAACGGATGAAGCATTTGAAAATTTGGTCAACCTAAAGGAATTATTTATGAGTGAGTGCATTCAGCTTACGGATGATGCCTTAGCACCACTGGTTAATCTTACATTTATAGATATCACCGGGTGCTCTCAATATATGTGTGGTCCAAACTTGAAGAGAATACGAGATTCTGGCGCAACTATTGAAGACGATATGTGCCCAGAATCCCAACGAGTCCTACCTCCTGGAAGAACCGCTCTCAGCGGTAAGCCCGAGGTTCGGGGTATTCCAACTGTGCGTATGAACTCCTTTGATACTGAAACCTCCGACGGGTTTACAAGGGTTCCCATCCCAGACACTATAAGCGATACGGTTCACGGAGACGTTGACCTCGTAAAATTTATGATTCTGAACACCGGAGCCGGGATTGTTCTCAAAATCAAAGACAAATTTGTCGGTATCTCCCGGACGTATTTGTCAGATGAGATGGAGTCTGGAGCTTCAACGTATTACGAATGTGTTGAAGAGTTTACTAGTACCTTTGAGTATCGTGACATATACAATATTCCATATTTTGCACTAAAAACTCCCCTTGGGTCACTGTATGTAAAGTACATGCGGATATTTGATATTATGAGACAAACACACTCCTTCTGGGAGATCAACGAAACCGATGAGGTTCTTGCATTTACTGCATCTCGAAGTGGAGTTCTTGAAGGAGGTCCTATAGTTAGTGCTGACCACTGTCAAGCTGGAACTTCCAAAAAAGTATACGATGTCATACCATTCATGTTTGAGGTGGAAGAAGACGAAGAAGAGGTTCCCACTACACTGGGTCTAAAGTTTGGAGAGACTCGCGTAGAAGTGGATTACAGTCCTACGCAAACTCTTGGAGAGCTTCGGGCTACTATTCAAACTAAGTTTGATATTGAACCAGCTGGTCAACGATTGATTTACAACGGTAGGGAACTTACAGATGACGCAAAGACTCTCAACGAGCTAAACGTTCAGGCGGGGTTCACGGTTGCTGTCATGAAGCGGGGTGGACGGAGAACGTTCCGTAATGTAAGGAAGTCTAGGAAGAGAAAGCCTTCCAACTAACTGGAAACGCTTGTTCCATATGGAGAGATACCATCGCTGCAACATCGCGAATCTCCTTTTGAGCATCAGGAGACATACGGAGTTTGCAGAGCCGAGCATAGGCTGCCAAAGATCCTGTCTCAATGAACTCGGTCATCATATTCTGAGGAAGGACCAAACGGGCCTGCTCAGGACATACACCCCTCTCAAGAAGCTCCTGGTAGACATCAAGTGACTGCTTGGTTGACTGCAGGATCATTGCGCGTGCAAATTCATTCCCCGGGGCAGTCTCATCGCTTCCCTGTTTTACATTCGCAGCCCTAGGGCGCACTGTATCAGGAATAAAGAAAGTCGGAGGACTGTCTACATAGCGTCGGGATACCTCGTTACGAGAGAACCCAACGGTGTGCCGAAACCATTCCCTTGCAAGAAAGATGGGAATCCGAATACGAAAGCGGACCTGTGGATGAAAAAAGGGAGAACTGTGATCGTGCTTAATCAGGTACGCAATCAATTTCTCATCCGCTGTACTGAGTTGAGTGCTTTCCTTTGCCATAGACACTCGTGCGGCGTTTACAACCGTAAGGTCATTCCCAAACGTCTCCAGCAACTCAACACTACAGTCCTCGAACATTACCATACTACTCGAGGTACCTGTAAATTTACCCGCTCTGGAATAATGCGACTCTCGGTATTCCTGTTGCTACTCTCGGTTGTATTGTCGTTGATCGGTGGATGGTGCGATATAACGGGGAAACGATTTCTTGGTATGTCGAGAGAACACTATTGGACAGATGCTACGTATATAGCAGTTCTGGCCAGTTCTGTGCACTTCATTCTGAAGATGTAATTTACACAAAAGACTGTATCTAAGAGTGTAGGAAACGCCTACCTTGTCTCCGTAGCTCAGAGGTAGAAGCACCAGCTTTGTAAGCTGTAGGTCGTGGGTTCAATTCCCACCGGAGACAAGGACCCGTAGCTCAGTGGTAGAGCAGCGGTCTTATCAACCGTTAGTCGGGGGTTCAATCCCCCCCGGGTCCATATTGAGTGCGGAAACCCGCTTTCAATATGTTACCAATCCATCAGAATGTCTTCCATACGACACTCCCCAACAGGCTGGAGTGCAGCGATCTTCTCGTTGACCCGACGTACCTCTTCGCTAGGATTCTCTGCAGTGTAGTCGTCTCCCTCGGGCAGACGTGACTCATCCACGAGTAGGTCTACGAATCCTGTACCACAGGGAGGCTTCTGTCCGAACATGATGTTCGCAGACACACCCCGCATATCATCGAACTCTGCCTTGATAGCGGCATTAAACAGGATCTTGGAGGTCTCCTCAAAGGATGACTTAGCAAGAACACCTGTCTCATTCTTCGCCATACCGAACCGATTGACCGGCACGATACGCCCAGAGACCGTCATGGCATCCACAAGGAGGGCCAGGTGATGATAGTTCACCTTCTCGCGAGAGAAGACCTCGTTGAACTCCTCAAACATCGCAAGACGCGCAGCCTCAATTCCGAACACTGCATTGATTTCATGAATGTCATTCGATGTACAGCGGGTAGCATCGATTCCAGGGAAGCTCATCAGATTCATCAGATTTGCTCCCTCTACATCAAGCACGAAGAACGGCTTACTAACGTATCCCCCAACCTCGGGGCTGAGGGTCGGTTCATCCTTGATTGTCCGCATGTATACCCGACCGATGTCCGGGTTCCCCGAGACTACCGTATCCAACAGCGCCTCTTCACACTGGCGCAGGAACTCCATGCTCAGCTCAAGCGTCTTTGTTCCTGCCGCCTCGAATTCAAACCGAATTGCCATCTGACCAGCATCGGTAATCATGGTACACGCCATGCGCATTACGTCTCCCAGCTTAGCTACGGCAGGAACCGGGTTGTTCTCAATGCGAGTCTGAATCTGTGTCATGTCAAGCAGGTTACGCTCCACGAGCTTTGCAGGATCCAACTGCATACGCACAACCCACGGGCTACGCGCACAGTTCTGGTTCAGCGAGAACTGCTGGTAGAGATCGAGCGCCGCCTGATCCTCGGGCAGAATGGTCTTGCCACTGGTAGGATACGGGTCGTAATAGATTCGAATGAACTGCGTGATGTCGCGCAGAGTCGTCTTTTGAATCTCCTTCAGCTTCTTCTGAGACTCCTTCTCAGAGTGCTGAATCTCCGGAAGCATGTAGAGCGTGTTACCTGGGCGCTTTGGGTTTTTGGAGGCACCCATCAGCTCCTCCATGCGGGGCACTCCTGCCGTGGCGTTTGCGTTGGTAGTCCCTGCAGAGTGGAATGTGTTCAGAGTCAGCTGAGTCGTCGGCTCTCCGATAGACTGCGCACCAACTGCTCCAACCATCTCTCCGGGGTGAACCAGTGCCTGAATGTACTTGAAGCGAACCTCCCGCATCAGCTCGTCAAAGAGCATCTTTGTCAGACGCAGTGTGATGATGCTCTTCTTAGGAGCCAGGTTGTACCGCATGAGGGCATGAAATACCTTGCTCTGGGGAAACTCTGCTTGGAGCTTTCCAATCTCAGAGACCACATATGCAGGAGTCAGATCAGACTTCACAGAGTATGGGTTGGTGTACTTTCCTAGAAGACGCCCGAAGTGAACCGGAGCCTGAATGATATCCTGAGACTTCCCGTGGAATGCACACCGAAGAACCATCTCGCGATCCTTGAGAATCTCATCTAGAAGATCAGGTGCCTCACCGAGGGTCTCCATTACGAAGGGTTGCATGTCGGTGGCAGTATACGCAAACTCCGCATAGATCTGCTCTAGGGTCATCACCAGAACTGGATAGGGTTGAGTCTCGACACCAATGGGATCAATGCCGTCCTCGCCATACTGGATCTGAATGATGGTTCCCTGAACGTTCCGCACAGTTCCATCATACTCTACGTGCAGATCCTCCATCGTCTTCATCAGACGGCGCTGGATATACCCAGAGTCGCTAGTCTTTACAGCGGTATCAATGAGACCCTCGCGCCCAGCCTGAGCGTGGAAGAAGGCCTCTGCTGGCATCAGACCCCGTACGAAGCAGTTCTGAACGAACCCGCGACTCTCCATACCATCATCAAACTTGGAGAAGTGAGGCAGAGTGCGGTCCTGCAGGGTATACTGAACACGGCGACCCTCGATGAGTTGCTGTCCGAGCAACCCAGACATCTGCGAGATGTTCAGTGCACCGCCCTTGGACCCAGAGTCAACCATCTGGACGATACGGTTTGACTTGGGAAGCACGTCTACGATCTTCTTCGCAATCTCGTTAGACATCGTATTGACAGCATCAGTGATCTGCTTCTCCAGCTCCTCTCCATCGGGACGGCTTGAGATGTTCTGGAAGGTCCCCGCGTGAACCGACTCCATAATGGACTGAATCTTTGACCGTGCCTTTGCAATCGCCTCGTCGATGAACTCGTTCGTAGCCGAGTCTGCCATGAGATCTCCAGTTCCCACTGAGAACCCAGAGTACATGTTGAACTTGGTAACGATTGTCTGCATGTCGTTGATGTACTTTCCTGCCGCCACAGGACCCATGTCGTTATAGATCGCATGAATGGTAGCCGATGTAGCGCTCTTCTTCAGAATTCCTGCTACGAACTTTCCATTCTCGATAGTTGCACCACCGGCCTTCAAATTCATCACGGGGAACGCCCCACTGACCAGCTCGGGTCCTGTTAGTGCTCCTGTCGGCATCTTGCGAGTGATACGGGCTAGGATGTTCTGCGCCACGTGCCGTGGAATCGCCTTCATCCACTGAGAGAGACGGTAGGTTCCCGTCATGGTGTCCTGAAACAGCTGAATGATAGGAGATGATGTGCGAGGACTGATAATCTGTCGGAGGACAGAGGTCAGCTGACGAAGCTCAGTTGCAGCCGCAACGCTCTGAGGAACGTGCATGTTCATCTCGTCACCATCGAAGTCAGCGTTGTAGGGCCGTGTGGCACTGACGTTCAGACGGAACGTCGAGTAGGGAAGAACGCGAACACGGTGTCCCTCCATGGATGCCTTGTGAAGCGAAGGCTGACGGTTGAAGAGGACGATGTCTCCGTCAATTAGATGGCGGTGAACCACGTCTCCATCACGTAGCTCAATCTGTTCGGCATTCACATACTTGAGAGACACCGTCTTGTCCTCGCGCGACAGGTGCACCGACTTTGCACCGGGATGCTTGTCGGGACCATTACGGATATTCTCCATCAAACGCTCACGGTTGTACGCCGTGACACGCTCGGGGAATGTCAGGTTCTTGGCGATCTCTTCTGGAACACCGAGTTCGTCGACGTCGATGTTAGCATCGGGCGTGATAACCGAACGGGCAGAGAAGTCCACACGCTTTCCCATCAGGTTTCCACGAACACGCCCAGTCTTTGCACCCAAGCGGGACTTCAGAGTACGCAGAGGACGACCGGAGCGCTGAACAGCGGGGTTCAGTCCCTTGATGTCGTTGTCTACATAGGTAGCTACGTTGTACTGCAGGAGGGTAGTGGACTTCGTGATGGTATCGGCAGTCTCTCCCTTATCAATCTTGTCCCGCAGGGCGTTGTTGGAGCGAATGATCATCAACAGCTGGTGTGTCAGGTCGTCTTCCATACGCTGGTTATCGTCCATGATTACGGAAGGACGAACAGACAAAGGAGGAACTGCAAGGACCGTACAGATCATCCAGTCAGGCCGAGCGAACTTCGGGTCGTATCCCAGAAACTCGACTTGTGCATCGGTGAGGCGCTGGAATGCCCGTAGGATGACCTCGGTTTCTAGAGGGACTGGCGGAATGGCCGCCTCATCCTTCGCTACGTACGCCTCTCCCTGCAGAGCGGCTGCCGTTCCCTGGACCTTCGAGACCGACTTGAAGTAGGGAGTCCCGCAGACTGCACACTCACGAGTCTTTGCGCTCACCTTGGGATCCTGTGGCCGAGGCTCACTACAGTTCAGGCAGATCTGGTTTGCGAGTTTGTGCGTGGGATCAAAGTACTGAATCAGATACACAGGCCGTGCAAGACGAATGTGTCCAAAGTGACCGGGGCACTTCTGATTCGTCTGACGACACGTAGGGCACACCTTTCCGTTCTCGATGACTCCGAAACGGGGATCAAAGACTCCGCCGGGAACCGGCTGGTTACCCTGGTAGTGCTTGTCGGTCACAACATTGACTACGCTTTGCTTAAGGATCTCCTCCGGACTCCAGATCCCGAACTTGACTCCGATGATCTTGTCACCCATGCTTGTGACTTATTGTCATTAGTTTCCAGACGATTCATTTTCCGAGAACGACGAACCTCCAAACATAGATCGAAGAACTCAGAGTCCTCGAGGATTGGCATCGTATTTGGTATTCCATGTGCTTCCAAAAGTTCGGCTGTAAAGATCTCATAGTCCTCTCCACGACGCTGGACAAACAGTTCGGGACGCTTGAATTTCATGCGCTCCATACGGGTTAGCATATCACGGCAGATTTCTTCAGTTATGAAACGATCGGGTGTATCATCCTTCAAGCGACGTACGCATTCTGCCCAGTCTTCGAGTAGCAAAAGGAGGTCCATTATCTCCTGTCTAGAACGAAATCCTCCAAATTGCGCATGTACATCGGCGGGTGTTTACTGTTCTGTAGTTTCTCTAGCTCGCGTTGAAGGGATGGACTCGGAAGAGGTTTCTTAGGAAGATGAGGAACGAAGCCATAGATGATGTGAAGGACATCAGATGGTATGATTTGCTCGATCTCGTAAGGCAACCTCGGTTTCATCCCTTACATTCTCTGTCATACTAATAAGATGTTGGCGCGTCTTTTTGAGATGTGTCGTAGAGGGGAACCGTGTCCCAAAACGAAGGAAGAAGATCAGGCGAGAATACGCAAAAATCTTGAAACAACGCAGTACGACATATCCAACTATGCAGAGTCGCACCCCTTGTTCGATCTGTATAGCGCGTATGTTATGAAAAATGCGAAGGGCTTTGCAGATAAGCTTTGCAGGGGGTCTCTTGGAGAGGAGTACATCATGGGAGTTCAAGAAGATCACGTTAAGATTCTTACCCTTGCTAGGGCTCTCAATGAAGCTGGTCAGCTAGTATACCGTGGGTTTGCTCAGTCCGAAGTACGGTACACCGATTTGGACCAAAGTGGCGTAGAGCTACACATACACACACTATGTTCGATGAAGGATACCAAACTTGGTGGCCCGATCCTCAAGAGTTTGGAGGTATTTGCAGGAAAGGGTAGCAAGATTGATATAGAATCATTGGATAGTGTTCCAAATGCTGTTGGATTCTATGAAAAGATGGGGTTTACCCGAGCAATACCTGCAGACCCAGCAGTAGAAGAGACATCAAATGGTCTCATGACAGAGACCGATTTTGACCTTGTTCCGATGTTGAAGAAATACGGCGGTGGTGGTCGTATGCGTCTCAAGACCCTTCGCAGGTCACATAAGAAGGAGAAGAAGTGGGATGCGGTGTTTGTGAAGGATGGCCGCACAAAAATCGTCCCATTTGGGCAGAAGGGGTATTCTGATTACACGAAGCACCGTGATAAGACACGGCGTGAGAGATATATTGATCGTCATTCAAATATGGGCGAGAACTGGAGGGATCCTGCTACCCCAGGTGCGCTTTCAAGGTATATCCTTTGGAACAAAAAGACTGTCCGCGCATCTCTTGCTGACTTCAAGAAACGGTTTCACGTATAAATCTTCGGGATATCCATCCAGGTATCAACAGGATTCTTCATCATTCGGTTGAATACAGTGACATATCCATAGAGGACAAATGCTACCATAACTGGCATCCAGGGCTCCATTGCATCTAGCTGTGAAACAGGATACCAATTTGAAACGAAAACTCTTTTTATTTGTTTAACCGTTTTTGTGGCGGATCTCGTCGTCCACCTGCGACTCTCCAACGACGCGACCAATCTCCATATTGTGCGCCTTCCATGTGCTAATTGACTTCGCAGCACGCCGTGCGATCAGTGCCTTAGCGCGCTTGTTCTCCTCAAGCAATGCTGCGGTCGTAACCGCAGCCTTCTCGGCCTTCGCCTTCGCCGTTTCCATGGCAACCTTTGCCAGCTCCTTTGCAGCCTTTTGGGCAGCGAACACTTCCTTTTGCGATGGCATTGTATTCTCTATTCGGGGGCACAACTGTATTCCTGGGCGGAAACAGATCCATTTTTATGAGAGCACGATCTTCTGACTGCGAGGAACCCGTCGAGACAGAAGCTCCTTTTGAACCCCCGAAACTGACATATCATCTCCCTCTGCAATCCCTTCGATCGCACGAAGAACTGCTGCTGCACGGTCGGGCTGATCGGCAAACTGTAGGAGGAGTTGGGTGCGCACAACATCACGACGGAGGGCTGGGCGAACGTTCCGTACCTGCCGTGACAGAGTTCCTCCGCTTCCTCCTTCAAGCTGAAAGTTGTCTAGATTATGACCCTTCATGAATTCTAGAACGCTTCCCGAGAGCTTCTGCTTCTCCTGACGGATGGTCTTAAGTTGCCCTTGAAGTTCCCGTGCTTGATCATCGAGTGCAATCCACTGGCGAAGGGTGTCCTGAATCTCCATTATGGTATTACATCGGGTTTCTTGTAAGCGGAGTTTCTTGCAAATCAGGAATGTACTCTGTAACAGTTGCTCCGGTTGCCGGACCAAATACAGACATAACAGATTTTACAAGCTTTTCACGTCTATCTGACATCTTTCCAGCAACCCGCTCAACTGACTTTGCTGCGTTCATGATAGAAGATCCTACAACTGGAAGCAGGGCCATCGATGTAACAAATGCAGAACCAAACTTTCGCCGAGAGAGATTCACCAGAATCCCAAAGAACAATAGAAATGCAGACATTATCCAGCCAATAACAATTCCAGCAACGGCTGCCGATGGTATAGGCAGGGCTCCGACTATCTGCGGAGCCATCGTTTGGATAGTGGTTGCAAGAGTGGGAATCCCCTGTGCTACAACATCAAGCATGGTGCTTATCAAAGGACCTTGATCGGGGTTCTGTTCCAACCCCTTCAGAAAGTAGACATACCCCTTTGCATACTCTGGGATCCAGTCTCCGGTATACCCTGCAAGACGACGAGCCATACTGTCAAAGAATTCAACCGATTCTCCACCGCCTCGCATCTTTAGTTGATCGAATACTTGCTTGGCTTCTTCAGCAGTAAACAGAGGAACTCCATCTTTGATAACAGATGCCTGTAGTTGTTGGGGACTTGAAAAGGTCCTCGATCGC